AAACAGTATTTTTATATTTTTATAATCTTATATGATCCAAGAATGTCAAGATAATCACACCAATTAGTTCAACTCTTCTAATAACTCAAGTACAAATCCACTTCTCACAAAACTCTCTTGATACAATCTTTTATAACAATCTTCAATAACTTTTATTCCACAAAACTTATTTATTATGAATGAACTGCAACATGTGTTTAATGCATCTATTTTTCGCTCCCTACTTAAAGGTATCAAAAAATAATTTTCTAGCTCATCAGGCGGTATTTTATTTATTGCTGACGAATGAACACTTCCTCTCATTTTTGATTTTATACCAGGATCTCTTATTCGTTGTTTCTTTATCTTTCCTCCATTATCTAACAATTTCATTATTTGCTTGGGAGTTAATTTACCTTCATATTTTACAAAAATATCCAAATTTTTACGTTCATCAGACTCAAGTACATAATCATCAAATATGATCCACTCTTCACTTTTGGAAAAAGTTTCTAAGATAGAATTGGACAATGATAATGTATGAAGGATTTCAGGGTCAGACAACACAGGAGAACAAATTAGAATATCATTCAATCGATAAAGTAAACCAACTTTTTCTCTTGTTGTTATCATATCTAGCTGAATATCAGTTGCATACATCTTTTCAATCACTTTTTGTGTTGGATCACCTATTGACTCTAAGATAGATTTTGCATAACCACCTTTGACAATCATAACTTCCTCTGTTATGTGGTCAGGTGTTACAAATTGAAAATCTTGGAAATTGATTAGTGAATTTTTACTTGATCCAGTGCTTGAATCTGTGTCATTTTGGACCTTGATTATTTCATCTTCAACATCATCATCACTGTCTTCTTCTCTATTTTCAAATTCTATATCACTCATGTCATCCATTAGCATGTCTAAACAATTTGGATCAAATTCAGATTCAACAGATTCTACATCAATGTCAGGCCTAAAAGACATCGTTTCTCCCAATGCTTCAAGTTCACGTGCAATTTCGTCATCATCAAACACTTCTTGTTGATTTAATTGGAAATTTTGAACAAACTCAACCGCTGTTGATGTCATACTAGAATCTTGTATGTTTTTACTCAATCTATTTTCGATATGTTCAAATACTTCATCTGGTATGATTTTAAACAGCCTATTGGGTAATGACAATAATCTTGTAATTAATGATTGTAGCTGAACAGAGATTAAAATCTTATCATCCTTTATTAGAACATTTGTTAACTCGTCAAAATCTTCTTTTGTTATTGGTATATCCTCTTTCTTTATCAATTTTTTTATCCTGTCATTGTCTAACCACCAATTCACATCTAATCCATTTAACATAAATCCACCCCTAACATATGTAGTGTTGGATTGTTGTGCCTGCAAAATGGGCAATCCAAAAACTTTTCTCCGACCATTAAACACAGCCATTTTTTCAAAATCAATGTTGATCTTTTTATTTACAAAGTCATGCTTGCCATTCGGGATATCTTCAAATGTGTTTGTTCTAAAAAATTTGTTTACCTCAATAAGACTCAATAAGTTTTCATTTGTCAAATGCTCAATTTCAGAGGAATCCAACTCAGTAAATCTATTAAATGTTGTTGACTCAGTTTTCATAAGCACACTCTGAATGTCCATCTCTTTAAGGAATTTCCTCATTGTGTTTATATTCTTTTTGAAGAAGTCCACTTGTGCATCAGTTAATTGGCTTGTTTGGATCTCTCTTAATGGTATAGTTCCAAATCGTTTTTCAAGATCATATAATTTTATCTTATTCAATAATTTTAACCCTATCATATATGCATCAGTCAATAAGTGCTTTTTATTATCATTTGTCAATATCCATGGCACATTATTTTTAAAGAACACACATTTAAATAATCTGTTGCCATATTCAAATTCCACAATCTCATCTATTATTGATTTATATTCAGGTTTCACATTTAAGTATTGATAGCTGTAACTGAAGTCTGCATTAATGATACTGTATATATCTTCTATGTCATTCGTAACAAAATTCTTTATAAATGCAAAACTTTTCAATTCGTTGTTTGTACACCCCATTGTGTTTAAATCCTCTAGTGTCATATTCTCCCAAACATCCGAACCTTTGAGGAGTAAATCTTTATTATGAATATAATTTGATTTTACTTCTAGATTATTTAAAACTTGTTTTATTTTTAAATCGTCAACTTTATAAGCCTGCTTCATCAAAGCATATATTAATACAGCATCATCAATCAAAAGTCTATATTCATTTTGTGTGTATGTGTACAACTTTTTGTAAAATAAGTCACCTGTGTGAGGATTTGTTGATGATGTTGCCCCACTTGTGTAGATTGAATATTTTACTTTATAAATTGTGGCAAACTCTAAATGGATTCTTATAAAATCTTCAATACTTTGTATTTTAGAACTATAAGTCATACAGAGATTTTTTTTAGGTTGTGACAATATTATATCTGTGTACACTGATTTTATTGTATTGATAGTGGATTTCTCTGATAATCCCTCAGGGTAATGCTTTAATAATTGTTTTTTATCCGATTCAAGTGTTGGCAAACCCTTGTTCATTCTATTATCCAGTATAAAATCATCATAATTAAAAATGTACTGAATTAAAGCATCAGGTTTGTTGTTTATATTGAGCCAATTTACTTTGTTTGGTGTTAATGCTGCAACTGTGGATCTATTGTGTTCTTTCTCTCTAACTGCTCTGGCATTATCGAATAGTGAGTAGAGTGTGCTAATTGCAGAATCACAATTTAAGATAGCCCTTTTCAACGTTTTGACTATTAGATCTTCCTTTATATCAATTTTTTTAAAACCTGAAATTTCTTCAATCAATGTTTTTTCATCATTTGCCAAATCCATATAAAATCTCTTAAGATAGCTTGATATAGAAGACTTAATAAAGTTTTTTTCAGCATCTAATCCTAATATACAACAATCTTTTGATGTGAATGTTGATAACCTCAATGTTATTTGAGACCTAGAATTCCTTGAATATGCCAGTGCAAAATTGTGCTTAAAATACATAGCTCTCATCCAAGAAACCAATAAATGTCTATTCTGAGGTTTAATAAAATTGTAACTCTTATGATTATCCCAGAAGTCAGTTGCCTCTTCAAAATCCATTTTAACATTTGACTTCATTTTTTGGATTAATTTGTTTTCTATATCAAAGATATATGTTGGATGATACAATCGTGTACCAAGGGTGAAGTCTTCCATTGACAATGAGTCTGACTCTTGTTCTTTATTTAACTGAATTTCCATTAAGTAAAGTAAACAATTGTTTACATTAACAGGTATTACTTCGTCTGATTGGAGGTCAATTTTAATATTTATTATCTTGCCTTTATTATAATGAGCTAATCTATAATTATTTGATAATCCTTTAGCCATAAAAGATAACATTGGATGTGTGTCAGGTATCCCAAATAATTCTACAGGGATTGCCATCATGTCTAACACAGAATTTGTATAAGAATTTCTTTGATGTGGTAATGTGCTATATGATCTTGATACATTCCATAAGTGACATTTTTGCATGAAGTATGCAGATGATAGAATTGACCCAACTCTTACAGATTCCCCTACACGTGACATTGCTCCATCAATATCATCTCTATAACCTGTACAGCCCAGGTTCATTCCACATTCTTTCAATTTCTTGATATGTGGATACGTCATGTGACCATTTAGAGAAACTAATGAAATGAATTCCATCAAAAACCGTTGTGTGTTTGTTTTTTTGACTGAATCATTAAAACCATGCAATTTCATTACAATTCTGTGTAAAAGTCTAAATTCTTTAACTTCTTCAAGACTTTCAGACAATATCATTAGACTATAGTCATCGGAATGCTCTAAATGGTTCATGTCTAATGTGCTCTCTGGATGTAGTGTTTTCCAAACATCTCTAGTGAAATTAGATGAACAGACAGCTTTAAATGAGCTCATATAATTAAACATTCCTTGAAGAAAATTTTGCTGAGAATCAATTACTGGGTCTTTGTTGTTTAAATATTCCGTTTTATCGTCATTTGTGAAGAATGTGTTTTGAAGTATACTCACAGGTATTGTTATTTTTTTATTTGCCCACATGTCAACAACGATTAATAAGTACTTTATTATATTGTCATCTAGAAATCCATCCAAACCTGCTATTAAGGACATGAAACATTCCATCGTCTCAGCTGCAGACCACTTTGTACAGTCACCATTCACAAAGACTAGCTGATGATTTGCTCCTTTTTTTATTAAACAATTGTTAAGGAAATCTTGCATTACAAGCATCTTTTTGTCACCTGGTATAGAAATCATTTCATTCGGAATAACTTTACATATTTCACTAAATATGTTTTCCAATATTCGTGCATTACATTTTGCCCCTACATTTATAACATAAAACTCTCTCTTTGCTCCATATTGTGCCTTGATACAGATGTCAGACACAACTCTAGAATTATTTAGCAAGATATTCCATTCTGCAACATCAAAGATTGTTGACATATTTATATTCTGCTCTAACACATCTAACATGCAATCGTGTACCTTTGATCTATTATTATGTGGTAAGAATGATTCTTTTGTTATATTTGTTTTTATTGACATTGCCTGCTTTGGTTTTAGCTTTGAATTGGTCATTTTTGAATACTCTTCAATAAATTCCATCTTATCCTTGTTTTCACTAAATCTCTTAAATTCTTGATCTAGTTCATATGAAGACTTCTTGTTTTTAGGCTTTTTCCGCTTTTTTGATTTTGGCTCCAAAGGTATTATTTCTCTTTCATATTCTGGAATAGCAGACTTTGTGCTAGTAATATTAGATATTTTCTCTGAGAAGTGTTTCTTTGCATGCAGATTCAGGTCAAATGCCTTCAATGAACTCATTGTTCTGTTGCATGATAGTTTCACAGTTTCAAATGAGTGTCCAATAGGATTTGAATCTAAAAGAAATTCTTTTAATTTGTCAGGTGTTTCTATCAAACCTTGTTTTCTTTTATTTGACAGTTTGTCATATTTTTTTTGGTACTCAATAATTGTTTCCATGGCTTTTATATTTTCATGATGAATATTTGATGGCTCCTTCAATGTGTGAACATAAATAAACATGTCGTCTAATAAGTCCTGTAAGTCTTTTATTATAGTTCCTGTCCAGATTGAAGGTATCTCAAAAGATCCACCTATACTATCATCTCTACGTTTACCTTGAACAAAAACTGGTTGTTTAAAAAATGTTCTTATATTCTCTTTATTTTGGAACTCTTTAACTTGTTTCCTTAAATTGTCAACTCTGGATGCCACCCATGATTCAAATACTGTGCCATATTTAGGTGAAAATTTATCTAGTATTAGTTTTTCTATTTCAGAAAAATCTGAGAATGAAGCCATTATGGCATACCTCATATCTGATAGCATTTCTGCAATTCTTTGGTTTGTTGTAAGGGCTATGCATACTTTCAGAGTGAAGTGGTGCCTAATTAAGTCAAATGTATAATCCTTTGCATTCTTATTTGATCTATATTGGATAACATCTGATCTGTGTCTAAGCAAGGCATTCATAGATGTAGATAAGACTGAATAAAATTGATCTTTTAAAAAAGTCAACTTGAATGTCTCTGTTCTTCTCCAATTTGTTATAAACTTGTAATATTTTTTTTGTCTAGCTTCATCAAAGCATTCTTTATACTTTACATTGCCATTAAAAGGGGTTAGCCATCTTTTATCATACACATATCCAATTATCATGTATGCTTTTCCAACATCTTTTCCTGCATTGTGATAACTATTATTTACTATAAAACAAATATTAGGCTGTCCTGCTGTAAAGAAAGAAAATGTATTTGAGGGTAATGAAAATTGTGTATAATGCATGAGTTGCTCAGCACAGAGTGATTGTACCCATAAATAATTAAATGAATTTGTGTACTTGAGAACTTTGAGTATTGGTTTGTAATCTTTTACCATATCTTCCTTTAGCCCAACTAGAATATTACTATCTATGTCTGAATATGTTGTCAAGAAATCTGTGTTAAGTGTGTCTTTATTTATCAATGGGGACTCTGTAAGTAAGTCAAGCATTTCATCCACATATTTAGAATGATCTAAATGACAAGAACTTTCAATCTTGTTCAGCTTTGCTTTCTTTTCATCTTTGTGACCAGCATGTGCTTTTTTCCACCAAATACTAGAATCATCTGACCATATTGATTGTGGCACTTTTATCATTTTTTGTTTAAATGATCTTACCTGACCATCATGTGGCATTCGTTTTCCTTTATTTTCCCTAATAAAATTTAATTCAGATTTTATAGGTGTTCGATTCTTAAAGCAGCTATCTCTATATATGTGGTAATCATCATTATATTGTTTGTCTACTTCACTGCTGAACCAACAATTTGTATTAAACATTTGAATATTCTCTTTAGAAAATTCATTGGTGAAAATATTTTTAAAATGATCATTAATATCACTAACAAATGAAGATCCAGGGACATCTGACATATTGGTTGAGATCATTCTAATAATATTCAAAATTTGTCTTTGTTCAAGTTTGAATCCAGAAAAGTTAATCTCGTGGTCTGGTATGACATCTTGCAACCTGTGTGAATCTAATAATGGGGTAAACATCTGATGAGAGGGTTTTATTTTGTGAGGTTGGTACTTTTTAGATTCAATATTAAGACCATATAATGCATCTGACACTTTTTGAGATGTTGTATCTTTCTCCATATATGTGTTTCTAATCTCCTGATCTTGTAATAATTCTTTCAATGTGCTGCATATCTCTGTAAATTTCTGTGATCTCTGAGCATCTTTTATTTCAGGATCAACAGACAGACCACTTACACATCTTTCAAAGTGCTCGGTACAACTTTTGTTTTTCCTAACTCTTGCATTATAAGATTCAAAGAGCTTTGGTAGTCTATCTTGTAGTATGTCATTATAATCATCTAGATTTTCTTCATCAGTTAAACTTTGGCCAAATTCTTTTTTGAAGAAATTATTCACTAATGATTCATTTGAAATATAACCTTTAATTCTTGTTTGTGTATTCAACAATGTGTGCAGAAATGCCCTAAACTCAGAAAATGGAATGTCTTCCAGACTTACATTTAGCCCTAGACAAGTCTTAAAATCATAAAATGCTTTTTCAATATTTGAATAGTTACTATTAACATTTATTGTGTACATAATTGTTTCCTTTTCTGTTATATCATATATATTTTTTCTTAAGTTTTCATATTTTTTCTCTTTTTTTTCAGCTTGATAATTTGATGTGGTTGATACACTTACATCTATCAAAGCAATCTTTTGTGTTATTTCTAAGCTTTTACATGGCATATCGTATTTATCAAAAAATACTATCATATCTGGTGTTAATTTTTTGTTTTTTTCAGTTAGATTGTCAAAATAATACTCCGCAGGTTTTTCATTAAATAATCTCATGTCCCTAGTCAATACATAAGCTGCCAATTGATGTATTGCATTGTGGCGGAGTTTGAATGACAAAAGAAGTGAATCCAAAAGTTCTTTTTCATTTGAAATTGAAACATCTAAAAGATCATCTATCATATCATAGAGGTTTTTGATAATAACATCATAAGACATAATTAATTATCGGTTTTATTTAGGACAAAAATAATAAATTTATAAAATAAATAGAGATGTTCCCCCA